GATGATTTCGATGGTCCCGCCTTTTTCGCCAAGGCACAGTTCTTTGAGAATATGTTCCAGATTGCGAGGGTAGTTCCCTTTATGGAATACGTTAAATAGACTTGGTAATCACAAAAATAAAAGGCAATAAAATTATGAGAAAAGAACAAATAACAAGAACCTGCGATAAATGTGGGGAACAACAAGACGAATTTCTTCCGAAAGACAGCGAAAAATACGGAAATGTTTTTGCGTCTTGGTCTTGTTTGACTCTTTCTAATCGCCACTCATTGTTCCCCAACTACTACAATAGAATGGATCTTGATTTCTGTAGTAAAGAATGTATAATTGATTATCTGATCGAATTTCAAAACATGGAGCGTAGTGAGATTACAAATGAAGACAAGTGAGGTATTTTTTCGGGGCAAAGTGTAATTTCAAATAGTTTTACAATGAATAATAGAAAAATAAATGGTTTGCGAATTATAAACAAGTGTTTGAGCAATATATTTTTATTGTTTAAAGGACATTCTGTCACAGCGGTTTGCATATATGTGACAAGTTGTCTCAGATGGGGTAAAATAGAAGAAAAAACACACGAAAAACAGGAAAAAAAACAAGCCAAATTACGAGCGAAGAACCGCTAAATATAGAGTCTTGGAAATTGACCGCCGAAACGCTAGAACCCTTGAGTATCAAGGGTTTTTCGCTTTCCTACCACTCTCCATGTATACAAACGAATACAGTATAAACATAAGGGGAAACAATAGAGAAGAAAGACGAAATAGAAAGAGTAGATGGAGAAGTGGAGATTGATGGAGATGGATTCGCTTAATTAAAACTATTTTTAAATGCTTTTTTCCCAACTTGCAGCGATTTTCCCTTATTTCTTATAGGTTTTTTGCAATTTTGTCCAATTTTACTTGACATCTTCCTACTACAGTGTTACCTTATCCCCCTATGAAAAAACTGTTGAATTTCTTGTTCGTGGCACTCCCGTTGGGAGTAGTGTTGAGTGTTTTGCTAGCGACAATCCTAGCCACTGTGACATTTTGTCGCAGTTTTGCTGACTATTGGTCTTATATTATCGTACAGTTCTTTCCGATGTATGATGGTTCGGAGAGTAGAGAAGAACCAGAAGAATCACAAAGAGAACTTACTGTATGGGAGAAACATCAACTGCGTCTTGACGAAAAGAAAAAAGAAGAAGAAAAACAAAACTAAAAATTACGAACGAAAAAATGCCAAATAAATAGCGCCCAATTTGCGAACGATTTTCGGCTAAATAAACAATTAAATTACGAACGAAAATGAGCCAAATAAACGAAGAAACAAATTACGAACAAAAGATCGCCAAATATAAAGCTTTTATTATGGAGCTGTCTGAAGTCCAGGAATCCTACTACCAAAAACTAGTAAAGGAAATCAACATCAGCGCAAAAGACGAAGAGTATTTGTTTGATTACATATACAACGCAGACTTTACAACTTTCGAAGATTACCTAGCGCAGTTTAATAAACAATAAAATTACGAACGATTTTGCCCCAAATAAACAAATGAAACCTTACTATTATATAGACAGCGCAAATGCTAACGTGCGTAGAAACAAACACCACACTTTAGAATCTGCGGTTAAAGATGCAGAGTTTATGGCGGAAAGTTACCCTGGAATTACTTTTGAAGTATTACAAGTTGTAGCTCTAAGCTCTACGCCGAAACCCAATGCTACAACCTTCTACTTGGATCGCGCGACGGAATAAAAATTACGAACGATTTTTTTCTAAATAATAATACTTAAATTACGAACGATTTTCGCCTAAATAAACAATATAAAAATATGACTGATACAAAACCAAATAACGAAATTACGAACGATTCTGCCCTAAATAATAAAGCGCCCGAAATGAACCTCGAACAGATGATGTGGGAAGCTCGCCGCCAAAACCACAAAAAACTTTATACGATTCTGCGGCACAAGCTGGGGCTTGGTAAACACTGGTTGCAAAGAGTTGCTGTTCCTAAGTACAAACGGTGGGGCGCTGGTATTAAATAAGCACCGCGAATTAAAATCATTTTTAAATGCGACCAGGCGCGAGTTTCCCTGGATATTTAAAATAGAAAAAAATAGTTGACACATTCATCTAGGTATGTTACTTTCGCGGCGACATGAACTCAAACAATATTAAACAAGGCAGAGGTAGACCAGCAGGTAGCAACTCATTCATTCGCATTCGTGCTTGTGATCTAATCAAGATGGTTGGGGAGATGGCTGTGGTTCCAGTATCTAAGGTTTGGCTACGTGAGAACGGTCTCGAATTGGTGGAAACCCAGATCAAGATTGTAACAGCAGCACCTGCCGTAGAAAACACAGAAGAAAAGATTCAATTCTCTATTACCAACTTCGAAGATTAATATGAAAGCAAAATCAGCACATTACTCTTTGCCCCAAAACAAAGGCTACGATTCACTAGAGATTCATACCGTCGTTAATCTTTTTGATGATACGGTAGAGTGTCTAGCTGAGGGAGACAAGATTCCCGATTTAGTTCCATTCTGCTGGAGTCTATATGGACACATTCCAAACGAAGGATTAGAATGTATCGGTGATTTTAATTCCTTTAAAGCTGCATGTAATGTGGCAAAAAAACTTGGAGGAGTAAAAACTTCTTGACAACCCCGAAACAATAAACCATACTTCCCCCGCAACACTAACTATTACTACTACACATTATGTTTGACACACTTATTGGACAAGAACACATCAAAAAATCCTTTGGCTTCTATATCGAAGCTGCAAAAAACGGCGGCATCGTTCCTCCTCTCCTGCTTACTGGTGCGAGAGGCTTGGGCAAAACCGAATACGCAAGACAGATGGCAAAGAACCTCAAAAAGCCTTTGCTTGAACTCAACTGCTCAACCATCAAGAACAATCGACAATTCTTTGAGCAGATTTTCGTGCCAGTTGTTATGAACAACGACGTTACGATTCTGTTTGACGAGTGCCACGCATTGCCTCGCGATTTGCAGAATGCATTCCTTACCATCTTTAACGTGGAGAAAGGTTTTCGCAAGCATTTCGAGTGGGACGGTTCTACTATGGAGTTTGACTTTTCTCGCCAGAGCTATCTGTTCGCCACAACCGAACCAGATAAAATCTTCGCTCCGCTTAAAGATCGCTTCGAAGAGATTGACTTTCGACCATACTCCTCAACCGAGATGGCAAAGATCCTTCAAGGTCGAACTGAGTGGGTTGAGTTTGAAGACTCTGTTCTCGATGTGATTGTAGATACTCTTCGGGGCAATGCGCGAAGTGCAGTTAAACGTGCAAAACAAATCTGTCTTTACTGCGAGGGCAAAAACAATCACAAGTTCGGGCAGAAACAATGGAAAGATTTGTGCGATACACTTGGTATCACAGCAGACGGTTTGTCAAACTCAGAGATTCAAATTCTTTCTGTGCTTAAACAAAGAGGACCAAGCACTCTGGCGATGTTGTCAGCCGCAACAGGTTTCTCTCGCACCGCACTTCAACGCGATATCGAAATGCATCTGCTCCGTAAAGGATTCATGCGTATCGACGGCAAGCGTGAAATCACAGGTGCTGGTTGCAAAGCTCTCGAAAAACTTTCTGTGTAGTGAGTGTAGTGACGAGGGGGTAGAGTTGTGTCTACCCCCTCAAACACCAAATTTCTTTTCGCCAAATAAACAATATGGAAATACATATCCCGCAACATATCCGCGATGCGCTGAACAAAAGCCCCAATGCCAGCAAGAACAATACGATCATCGTATGCCAAATAAACGAAACACTTTATAGTGCTAGATGGAATCTACAACCCCATACAATGGAACTTGATCAACTATGGGAAACAAATTGCGAAAAGCAAGTCGCGAAATAATAAATTACGAAATATAACTCGCGAAATAACAAATAACACGCTTGTAGCTCAGTGGTCAGAGCGATCTGCTCATAACGGATGGGTCATTGGTTCAAGTCCAATCAGGCGTACCAAACAAAATAAAAGCTTCTGTAGCTCAATCGGATCAGAGCAATTTCCTTCTAAGAAATAGGTCACAGGTTCGAATCCTGTCGGAAGCACCATTTTTTAATCAAAAAAAATATTGACAACCCTGCCGCGAAACAGTAATCTCTTCCCGACATGAATACCGATATACAACAAATACACGACTGCGAAAGCTCATTAGATTCCAACGCACATGAACTGATCAGCCACTTGAGTTCAGAAACCAAAGCCAAGTGGTATGCATTTAGCGAAGCGATGCATGAAGATCTCCGCAAAAAGTTTGGAGATGTGTTTGACAACTTCCGCGAAAACATTTAAACTACACCCATGGCTACCAAACGAATGACAATCAACGTGGGTGACAGAGTTGAACTCGCAAACCCAGAGGCAAGAGCTAGACTCTTCAATATGAACAACGGCATCGTTGTCAACTATCATGGCGAACACGATCCCAAGAACCCAAGAGTAAGATGGGCATCTGGCTGGGGCGTTACCTCAAAAGCGAAAGAGCTTCGCCTCATGACCGCAGAAGAAATCGCGGCGTTGCCAGTGCCACTTACCATGCCTATCGACAAATAAACAAATAACTATCTTATGATTACAGCAGAACAAATATTACAAAACCGCAGCATTGATGATCAGAAAACCGCGACACTCATTATTGAAGTGCCTTGGGATGAAACGGGATATGGCGGTGCATATCGCATTCTTGCCGAAGCGCTCGAAGAAGAAGCTTGGGATGGCGTTGATCTTATAGACTATGAACCAGTATCATACGATAGCGAAAAGAAAACTTTTCAAATAAAGTATACTCTGGCAATTGATGATCTGTTGATGCTCGCGGGAGAAGAGTAAAATGGCACGAACAGCAACAGAGTGGTACGATTACTTATGTTCGTTTAGAGTAGGGGGCGAGGAACCGTTAACTACAGCGCTGAGACTTGGTATCAAAGCTAAGCAGGGTGATGGGCGAATGCATTGTAGGTTCCCATTCAAAGACAAAACAAAAGATGTTGTTTTTTTACCGCGACCGCGCCCTCTACTTAGAGAACTAAAGGATGCTGCGACTGGCGATCTCGAAGCGATACACAGAATGGTTGTGCTGCACATGTGCGACGAGTTCCAGTACAACCCCCATGGGAAAAAGGGAAGCGAATTAATACCATATCAACTTGCATCTCTTGAGTCTGGTAAGCAACTGAGTGAAGCATATCCACATCTTCCGCAAGGAGAAACGCTAAAGGATGTGCCAAAGTGGTAAAAATATATTGACAAACTGCCGCGATTTGTTACATTTCTCCCGCCTTCAAAACACTTAACTAACTACTACTATGTTTATTGATTACAAAACGACTGTCTGGGAACGATTCGAAATCGAAGATGAAAACAAAGATCTACTGCTTGAGTTCTTGAAACAGAACCCCGAAGCATCTGCGATGGATATTTACACTTGGTATTGTGATAATGGTGGAGATCCTCATTGCGAAACAATCGAAGGAACATCTGAAGAAATGTCTGTTGAGAATAACAAAGGAAGTTCCACTCTTGAAATTCTTTCTTCTGATGGCAATGAAATGATTTATCAAAACGGGAAATGATCTTGACAAACATCAACCAATTCATTAACTTTCTCCTGCCTTAAAAACTACTAACTAATTACTACTATGCCAAACTGGTGCTTTAATAAACTGACTGTTACTAACTCTACCCCGAAACTCGAAATGTTCCTCAAGGAACATGGTTTATCTTTCGAGGCTATCGTCAAACCAAATCGTCCAGAGAATGATGAGAATGGTTTCGGGACTGTCAATGCACAGATGAACGCTTGGGGAACTAAGTGGGATCTGGATGAGAACGACGCAAAAGAAACTGCCGACTGTCTTTTGAATGGTGGTGCTTGCAGTTTCGATACTGCTTGGTCGCCACCATCCGAAGCTATCCGTGTGCTGAGCGAAATCACTGGTGCTTCTTTCGAGCTGACATTCTACGAGCCAGGATGCTGGTTCTGGGGCAAAGAAAGCATCGAGGATGGCGGAATCTCAACCGACATTGACAGCGAATCTGGATCAAAAGAAGAACTCTTTAAGTTCCTAGTAGAAGAAATGGGCTACGATGAAGAAGACGCACAAGAAGAGGTAGGAGAAGAAGAAGAGGAGGAAGACGTAGAGGAGGATGTGAAAGCAACAGAATAAAAACTTTTCGGTGGCATGGTGACAAGTCCTCTTCTCTGGTGTGGTGCTGGGGGAGAGGCGATTGCTAAAAGAATAAATGCCAAATAAATAAATTGTAAATAATAAAACTGCAAATAATCAATTGCTAAATAAATAAGGGCTAAATAAGCGAAGTGTGTATACATGGTAAATTTTTATGGTGGGGGGGAGGCTTCGCATAAAAAGATTTTTTATCCCAAGGTGGGGCGCTCGCATAAAAAACTGTTAGAGAATCTGTTAGAGTTTCTGTTAGAGAATAGATCCCCCTCTTTCGAGGGGGATCACTTACGCCACCACAAGAAAAGCACACGGGCAGATTCACCTACCCATTGCAACGACAGCCAAGATAACAACACAAACGATCATTTCGGGTAAACTCATACTGGTTCGACGACAAAGCCCGAAGAATCTTTTTTCGCTTTGCCTTTCTCGACAAGCCCGACGATGACGTTTTGAGGGTCGTTAAAGCGGAGGTCGCTTTCATCACCACTCACAACACGCTTGCCTTTCCACGATGCAGGAAGTTCGCCACGGAACACGACGGCAACATTGCCACCGCTTGCAAGCACAGCGTCAACAAGTGCTTCATTGCTTTCGGAACGCGAGAACGTCAAGTGATAATTGGAAGGAAGCTCACCAGCAAGGAAAGCAGACATACGAGAAGCATATTTCGTGTAGTCGTAGTATTGACATTGCGGGAAAAGTTCAAAAATGTTTTTTCCGTTAATGAGAACTTTTTCCCATGGAATGTCACTTGTCAGGTTCAAGCGGAAGCATGGAATCAAATTTTTTCTTTCCGCCGATTTGATTGCAGAAGTGATTTCTTTAACGAGTTGAGCCACGAACAAAGCCTTATCCTTAAAAAAGAATTTCGTTTTTTCGATTCGTGCATTTTGCACAGTCGAGAAGATACCATGTCCAGCCGTGTTCAAGCAAGAATCGCCGCATCCAATGCTTGCGTGTTTGCAAGTGTTGAAGCCCGACAAGTTGGAGGGGGCGAGATGAACGCCGAAGGTTTGAAAGCCGAGAGCTTCGCCCTTTTTGATTTTAGTGTTTGAGGTAGTGAGTAGTTTCATAACGAGGAAAAGTTAGCTGATTTGAGTTGAGTTGTCAAGAATTTACCACCAAGAAGAATAGGCTACAATCAAACCATCAGCGATTGCAGCCTTGGCATCCTTGATGAATTTAAGGGTTTGCTCTTTTTGGTATTCGTCAAAGCGAGAATCTCCACCATAGAAGAAGCCTCCAGTTTCTGGAAGATTATCTCTGATAACGGCAGCCTCAAGATCATTGATGTCGTCAAGCGTCAAAACAACTTCAACGCAATTAAATTCACCCTCGCCGCCGTTATCGTGCCAGAGAGATTTCATCCAGCCTTGAAGTGCGTTATGTTTCCGCCAATAGGCGAGTTCTTGATGTTGTTCTTGTTGATTTGGTTTGCGTGTGTATGCGTAAGCGTCTAATCCCATGATTTTGTATTGGTTGGTTACGTGGAAAAGATAGCATTTCCTGCGAGATTGTCAATTTTTTTCGATTAAAAAATAAATTAAAAAAAGACTTGACAACATGCGGCAAAAAAACACTTGACAATTTTTATCTGGCGGCGGGGCGCTGGCATAAAAAACTGTTAGAAAACTGTTAGAGAATTATGCAAAAAAAACCGCCCCACTTTCGCGGGGCGGCTTGGGTTAGCGATCAGTCGCGGAGGTCAACTTCACCCTCTGGGGCGTTGTCTTCGCAACCTTTCGTTACGATTTCTTGAAGCTCAAGTTGTGGCACGTGATGAGCGAGCTTGTCGAAGATGCTCTGCATCGTCATCGTGCGAAATGGCAGCTTGGAAAGATCACCACCTTTGAGGTTTTCAGTCACAGCGTTGTAGAGATTCCACAACGTGTTGCCCACGAAGTCAACGTGGCGGGGATTTTCTGAACCTTCCATGTGACGGCGGAACTCCACGACATTTGTGTAAAGGTCACGGGCTGGGATTGCTTTCGAGTCAACCAATCTCACAAGCAGATTCTCAGCTTGCGCGGAGGAAATGAAAGTTTGCTTGTAGCGTTCGATACGCAAGCCCATGTCGTTCCAATGAGCGACAACGCGAGCCACAGCGTCAGCGATCACGCGAGGGAGATCAGCCAAGATGTTGAGCGTGTGACGGCGTGAGAGCTTCACATCAGACGAGAAGCAGAGATTTTCGCAAACCATCATGCGGTTGCCGATGCAGATTGCGGCGGCGAAAGCCTTATCATGAGAATTGCGAAGACCCAAAACGACTTGGCGATCCGCTCCGTCGATACCTTTACCAGTGAGAGCGAAGCCGCCGAAGTAGCGAAGACCACCACGGGCAAGCGAATGTTCTTCTTCGGTGATGGTCAAACCGACAGCCTCAAGAGCTTCACGGGTAAGCTTAACGAGAACGTGGTGAGGGATTGGCATGTGAGAATCGGTTGCCTCTGGAGTTTCAACACCCATGAGAGCTTCGAATTGAACTTTGTTTTTTGCGATGATAAGTGACATATTTTTTTGTAGTGTATTGTTTTTTGAAGTGTGCCATTCATTGGCGACGAGGAAAAGATAGCATTTCGGGCGAGATAGTCAACAAGTTTCTTTTATTTTTGTGCGATTTATTTTTTGCGATTATGATAAAAAACACTTGACAGGGTGCGCGGAAAACCATCTAACAGATTTTTATGCGGCGGGGGGACGCTAGGATAAAAAAATTATTTCTCTTCTTTTATCTCTCTTTTGCCGTCTCGCCTCACACGTTTATTTTGTGGGCGTTTCCAATCGCGCAAGTGCTTCCACCATTGGACAGTCTTCACAGATCCTTTACCTTTACCTGCCGAAGCCATCGCGACACTCCCTTCTGCTTGCCTCTTTCTTCTTGTCCTTGAAGCGGATCACACAGGGAGGCATTGCGTGACGCACTAGGTTTCTCATGTCAAGGCTATTTTTTGAAAGTTCTTTGGGGGTTTTCTTTTTCATGGCTAGTATTATATGGTGATTTTTATTTTTAAGCAAGAAAAACTTTTGATAAGTTCCAAGGCATTTTCGCTCCTCTTTCGATTCCAACAACTTTACACCATTTATTAAAGTTCGCTCCGTGGAAATTGCAACGCCCATTTTTGAAAAGCGTTCCTCTTTCTTCGTGATCTAGTTTGTGACAAAGTTCGTGCAGGAAAACATACTCAAAAACGGAAAAGGATTTCAGAACCATATTGTCCAAAACGATTTCTTTTTTAACTACATTGTAGTAACCGCAAAAGCCTTTCTCTTTAAACACCTCGTCGGAAAAGGAAACCTTAACAGAAACCTTGTATTGTTTAAGGGTGAGTCTGATGTATTGCTGAACTTCTTGCGTGGTAAGCATGGTGACAAAAGATTATCGGTTTTCTTCGAGGAAGTCAACGAAAGATTCTGCAAGGTCAAAGATCAGTTCCTGCACATACCAATAAGGATCTTCATTGCCAGCGGCTCTTGAGATCGCCTCCCAAATCAAAACTTTATCTTGTTCGGGATGGTTTTCTTCGATCATAACAAGCGAAAGCTTTTCAGCGTCCCAGCTTTGATCCCAACTAGAAAGGAAGTGGGAGGCAGCACGAAGAATTGCTTTTGCGTGAATCGGATTGCTTGTGTCGAGGTGATCAGTCATGCAAGGAACTTATCATTTGAGATTGCGAACGTCAACATTTTTTATTGATTATATTACTAATTAAAACACTTGACAAGATTGTGGCAAAAGCATCTAACAGATTTTTATCTCGCGGCGGGGCGCTGGCATAAAAAATTGAGGGGCAGCGCACACCACTGCACTGCCCCCATTCACCATGCCACAGAAATTATACGTGGAAACCTTCTTCTTCCAGCACTTCGGCAACAGCTTCTTGTGCGATGTTGTAGAGTTCTGAGACGAGCGCGGTATCACCCTCTGCTTCGATGTATTCTTCCATCTCATCGAGAGCGTACATGACGCAAGGAAGATCTGGCAGGTCTGACATGGAAAGCCCACACAGATCGTAACAGGCTTGATTCATAATGGCGATGCAGCGTTTACGGATATTCATAGTGGCAATAGGTTAATGTTTTTATTCTTCTTCGTCAACACAAATTTCGGGGGTAAAAAAGATTTCTCCGTAAGATGTAAGCAAACGATACGATCCATCTTGAAGTTCGGTGAAGTCTTCCATAGTGTAAAGACTTTGGGAAATTTCATCCATGACGCGAGCAACAGCTACTTCGTCAAGATCGTCACGGGGTATTTCAATGGTGATTTTCATGGCGGCGATAGTTTAATGTTTCGGGGCAAACTGTCAAGTATTTTTTAATACGCGAGAAAGATACCATCAAACATTCCTTCGCGAGATTTTTCTTCTGCCCTCTTTAGAATGTTCGCCTTTAACTCTCGCCCTTCTTCGGTTGACGGAACGAAAGAAAGTGTTCTTGTTATCTTGTTTAAATTCTCAACATCTGATGAGATAAACATTCCGTTGAATTTCTTTAACAGTGCGACAGCCTTCAAGAACTTGGGGATTTCTTGTGGAGCCTCTGCCTGTAGTTTGTTCAGCTTTTCTTGTTGGTTCATGGTACGGTTATTATAGTTTCTATTGATTAAAAACGTTTCCCTTCGAATTCTGGAATCATGGCAATCACTTTGCCATCGACAATCTGCACATACCTTGCCTTGTCAAGAGGTTTATCTTCCGACTTGACCATGAAGTAAGGAGACTTGTATGGATTGTAACTCACCTCATAACGATAAACAAAAGACTTGGGGATAAAAGGGAAACGCTCGCCAATCATTGCGGCATGAACATTCTTTCTCTTTTCTTTGATTACTCGTTGGCGACCAGCCTCGCTGACCTTAAAGGTCACATTAATCAGATTAATGTTATTGGTATGTTCAACGACTTTCCAACGTCCATCCACTTTCTCTTGGACGCTATAGAGTTTTTTGTGGAGGTTGCGGTAGATTCTTACTTTTGTCATGGCGGTAATTGTAGGTTAAAATGGGCAATCGTCAAGATAAATTTCTGCGGGTGGAGGTGGTAATTGTTCTGGAACATACGGTTTCCATTCATCAGCTGGCGTATCGTCTTCTGGATGCTGTTGCTCTTCGCCATGATAAAAAGGATTGCGTTCCCATACGTCATAACCAGAAAGAATCCATTGTTTTTCTGGGTTCTCCATACCGAAGATTTGTATCATTTCTTTATGGGCTTCTTGTTGTGGCGTTCCACCATAAGTAGGTGGGTCAAATAATAAGTCGTGGTGATTCATAACGAGAGAAAGTTACACTGTGAACGCCAATTTGTCAAATACTTTTTTGCTAATAAGCTGTAAACGAGCTGCAAATAAATAAGCTGCAAATAAGAAATCGCCAAATAACGCTTGACAAGGGTGGATTTTTATGCGGCGGCGGGAGGTTAGTATAAAAATCTTTTTTATTCAAAGGCGGGGCGCTGGCATAAAAATCTGTTAGAGTCTGCGAGGCGTTCGGTGTCAAGTATTTTCTTGAAAAAAGTTCGGCGGGGAGAGCCACCACAACTCTCCCCGCTTTCACCATGCATCAGATCACCACATCTGAAAACGTAACGCTTGAAAACTTTTTGTGAATTGCTCCACACTTGAACTCAACCACCTTTTCGGGTTTGAAAGAGAACCAGCCTTTGCGGTTGCGGTCAACGGCAGACTTGTAACCAGCGGTTTTCAAGCCTTGAGTAGCTGGGTGATTTGAATTTCCTTTGACAAGATAATCGTAGCGGTTTTTCGCATTGATTGTGCGGAGAGTTCCGTCTTTCTTCTCAAAAGTGATAGAGAAGAATTTGCCTTTGGTTTGTTCGATGAGTTGGTCGATGTATTGTTGCATAGTTTTTTTGTTTTGTTTTTCTTTACGAGATTGAATGTAGAGTGAAATGCCACGGGTGGCAAGATAAAAAAGAGAAAAAATCGTTGGGATAGATGCGACAATGAGGATTGAGTGAATGAGATTTGCTATCATGGCGAGGAAAGTTTAATCTTTCGGGGTGAGGTTGTCAAGTTCTTTTTTGATTCTTTTTATTTCTTTTTTATTAAAGGTGATTGCTTTTTTGTTTAGCTCTTCCGCTCCTAGTAAGTAGCGTAAATTTGTTTCGCAAGATGTTAAGTTGAATTCTAAGTTTTGTTTTTTTGTATTGTGCATGACGAGAGAAAGTTAATCTTTCGGGGTGAGGTTGTCAACTACTTTTTTGCGTATGCTTGAATGCAAGCGAGGCAGTAGCAGGTTGCCCCGAAAGTCAAGAAACAAATAGTGTCAAACAATTCGTTTCTTCCTCCATAGACAGCGAAAGCACAAAGGCTCAAGCATGGTGATATTGTGATGATTGCGGAAGCAATGATGATAAGTGCGTGTTTCATAGTGGCGTTATTGTAGTATTTTTTTGGAGATTGTAAAGAAGAAAGTTTTTGGGATTTTCGGGCATTCACCGATCATTTAACGCGCTTGTTGTGGGCAACGTCCCAAAGTTATTAAAATTTGTTCCTAGCGTAAGGGTTTTTACCCCTCTCTTTATTCCACTCGCTAAGCCAAGTGGGAGACTTTTCTGCTCAGGCGTTCCCTCCCTCGCATGAATACAAGTTACCATTTTTTCAGAAAAGCGCAAGGATTATTTTAATTATTTTTTCCCAATATTTCTCTTGACATGGTAGGCGGGAAAGCATCTAACAGTTTTTTATCTGGCGGCGGGGCGCTCGCATAAAAATTCCACAGCGTGTCAAGTGTTTTTATTGATTATTTTTGCGCGAATGTTTGGGGCGGCTTTCGCCGCCCCTTGTCCATCAAACAAAGTCCAATGTCCCCAAAGGCACTTCATCCTCTCGCCCATCTTCAAAACGAATCAAGGCACGATTTCCAGCGGGAGTGTGGACGACTTCGAGAAGTTCAACTTCACAGTCACAATATTTGCAGATTTCTTTTTCTTCGATCATGGCAGGGAAAGGATAAGAGTTTTTCGCGGATCAGTCAAGAAAGAATTGTCTTTTCCAGATTGCTTCTTGAACTTTTTTATCGAGCCAGCTTTGTTGTTCAAAGATTCGGGTCGTGAACACGGGTTGTTTTTTGGCGAATAGTTTTTTAATTAGTTTCATGATGTGAGCAGGTTAAACAAATGGGTTGGATTGTCAAGGTTTATTTTTATGCAGGAAAGACTTGGAAGAATTTTTCTTTGGCATTGTTTAAAGATTTCTCTTTATTGTCAAACTCTTCTTTCGAGACTTCAACAACTCCGTTGAGAGAATGAAGGAAAGTTTTATTTGCTCCGCTTGTTACAGTGGCGAAGGCGTGTAAAGCGGGGAAAGGATTGATTCCAGTTCCAAGATAGATGCCTTTGTTTGTGGTGGTGTTTGCTTTCATGTCTTTAAGATAGCTGATTTTTAGAGAAACGCAAGAATTATTTTTGTTTTATTTCAACAATCGAAAAGTCCACACCCTCCACAAAGTAAGGATAAGCTTCTTTCATTTCTTTGCAAGCCGCTTCGATTGACAAGCGAATGCCTTTGGCTTGAACTTCAAAGGCAAAGCCTCTTTCGTTTTGATCTGCGTATTGGATGAAGATTTCGTAAGTTTTGTTCATGTGATTAAGATAGCTGATTTTGACGGAAACGCAAGAATTATTTTCTTGTTTTTTTTGTTGATATTTTTGTTGACAAGGTGGAGGGAAAACCGTCTAACAGATTTTTATGCGGCGGCGGGGCGCTCTGATAAAAAATCAGAAGCGTGTCAAGTATTTTTATTGATTATTTTTGCGCGAATGTTCGGGGACAATTTAGCCCCCTGAAACAATCGTTTTATTTTCTATCTGCCGCAATGAAGAGCAGAACCGCCAAGATGATGATGATGATCATAATGAGATAACGAAACCGCTGTCGTCTTTTTTTGCTTTGCCCTTTTCAACGAGTCCGACGATCACGCCTTGAGGATCAAGGAAGCGCAAATCCGTCTCGTCTCCATTAACGACACTACGCCCAAGGAATTGATTCGGCAAGTGTTTTCTGAAAACCATCGCGACATTTCCACCCGATTTCAAAATTGATTCTGCGATTGCGCCGTTAGTCTCTGAACGCGAGAAAGTGAGATGATAATTTTTTGGCATTTCACCATTGAGAAAGGCAGTCATTCTCTCCGCGCTTTTTGTGTAATCATACATCTGAACGCTAGGGAAGAGATCGAAAAGAGTTTTTCCATTGAGTTTGATTTTCTCCCATGGCAAGTCAGAAGTGAGATTGAAGCGGAAGGTTGCAATGAAGTTTTTCTTTTGCGCGGATTTCACAGCGGAAGAAATTTCTTTGATGAGTTGAGACATGAAAAGAGACTTGTCTTTAAAAAAGAGTTTTGTCTTTTCAATTCGCGCAAGTTGCACGTTTGAGAATGCGCCCATGCCAGCGGTATTGAGACACGATGCGGCACACCCCGCGCTTGCGTCTTTACATACGTTGAAGCCAGAAAGACTTGCGGGGGCGAGGTGAATTCCAAAGGTTTGGTAGCCTAGTTTTTCACCCTTGCGGATTTTAGCGTTAGCGGTAGTGAGTAATTTCATAACGGGGAAAGATTAGCAGAAAGTGGCGAGTTGGCAAGGATTATTTCACTAATTCTTTTCTTACTTTTTTAAGCAAGAGGCTTGCTTCTTTTCTTGAGATGAAAGTTGAAAAGCTCGTATCGGTAAGAATCATTGAGGTAAAAATCGGTTCGGCGTTTTTGTTTTTGTAAGTGGTAAGGCGGAAAAGACCCGCGCTGTAAGATTTGCTATTGATGCTCAAATGTCCTTTGGTTACTTTCATGCCCACATTATAGTCAGAAACCACACAGAAAAGAAAGCTTTTTTTTCATTTATTTTAATTATTTATTTTTTATTTTTACAAGAAAACGCTTGACATAAAGCCGCGAAAACCATCTAACAGTTTTTTATCTGGGGGCGGGGCGCTCGCATAAAAAAATGCAAGACTTTTTTTCGAATATTTTCGGGGTTAGATTGAAAAGATAATCAATGCGTTGACTACATAAAGCATGAACATGATCATGAGTGTAACGGCGGCGAATACGGCGATTTTTTCAAGTGTTTCCATAGCGGGGAAAGAATAGTTTATTTTGTGGGATTGTGCAAGGTTTATTTTCCCTTTTTTATTTGAAGCTTTTTCTAGTGATGGGAGAGCGGAACGATCCGTTCAGATGGTGCAAGACAGCGAGAGCGACAAGCGAGGCGATGAGAAGCAATGTCCCAAAGGCTCGGATGATCTCGCTTCCCTCTGCTATCATAGCGACAGCGACAAGAGGAAGGATATGGATAATGGCAGAGCCAACGATGGCTAGGGTAGCAATGACGAATGCAACGATTTTATTTTTCATAGTGTGTGATTGGTTATGTGTGAAGTGTAGCGTATAGAGGGTGAGAGTCAAGGTTTATTTATAGATAATTTTTGATGTTATTTCTTGCGTCGTCCAGATGTTCTGAATCATCAAGTTGATTTAAAACGGCTTCTTTAATTTCAGCAATCATTTTGTCAAAATCATCTACGCAAAATTCTAAGTAATGTTTGCCTTCGCAATAGCCGCTAATAATGTTTTTGATTTCGTCTTTCATGGTGGTAATTTTAGTTATTTTTAATTGATTGGCAAGGATTATTTTTCTTTTTTACATCACTTCCCACACTGTCGTTTTGTATTCGCGAACGATGCAAAACTCGCGGCGTGTGATCCATTCAGTGGGAACGATGTGCGTATTGGTTTTCACGCCGTCAATTTCGATTGCGTCAATGATATGGCAACGATAACCATCAGTCATTCCAAAGCCTTCTTTGCAAGGCTCAAGAGCTACTCTATCACCTGCTTTGTATTGAATCACATGATCGTATTGAAGATGGATGGTAAAGTCTTTCGCGGCATAGTAGTTAAAGAATGTTTTGCCTTGCGTTGTCTTCGCTTCGGTGCTGATTTCTTTTGTGATTGCTTCGGTGGTGAATTGTGGTGCGGTGGTGGTTGTCATGTTCTTGTTAGTTATGGTTAAAGTGTAACACGAAATGCGGATTGTGCAACAACTTTCTACATAAAAAGAGCATTTATTTTCTTTTTTTTCTTAAAGAAAAAGCTTGACACGATTAGAATTTTTATGCGGCGGCGGGGCGCTGGCATAAAAATCTGTTAGACTTTTATGCTGTTGAGCTGTTAGATGCTAGCGCGCAAGTCTATCTAACAGAACGCTACCCTTGCGATCTAGTAGCACTATGCCCCACATACTGCACAAGCTGCCAAGAGAGATAGCGAGATACCAATGATAGTCTGTTGCTGCTGCTATTGCTGCTATCGCTACTGCCGCCACAGTAGATAGAGGCAAGGATGCAACGATGGCAATGATGATGATGCGTTTGATGGTGTTTGTTTTCATGTGCGTGTGTGTGTGTGTGTGTGATTTTCTTATGCTGTGAAGTGAGAAAAGAAACTTTCTTTTGCTTCGTTCAAAGACTTTTCTTTCGCGTCAAATTCTTCTCTTGTGATTTCATAGATACCATTCAGAGAGTGAAGGAAAGTTTTGTTTGCTTTGTTTGAGCTTGTCGCGAAAGAGTGCATCTCTGGAAATGGATTGATTCCAAGACCAAGGTAGATTCCGACGTTCGTTGTGGTGTTTGTTGTCATGTGGTTAGTATAGTAGAATTGATTGATTTGGCAAGTCTTTTTTTTTATTTTTTTATGCAGATTCCAATTCGGAAAGTTGAACTTCTTTTTCCGATCCATCTTTAAAAGAAACGAAGGCGGTATCTTCGAAGACTTCTTCGATGATAACAAGTTCGTTTTGATAGATTGCGAATTGCGTGTGGTTGTTTGCTTTCATGTCCAGAGTGTAGCATGGCGGGGACTATTTCGCAAGAACTTTCTGCATAAAAAAACATTTTCTTTTCTTCGTTTAGTAGAGAAAAAACTTGACAGACCCCCCCTATTTCTGAAAAAAGCGTCGATGGTGCATCATAGAAAGCGGTGGGGGGATACTATTCTCACTCTCCCCTACTCAAATCTCCATTTGCATCTACGCGCCAACGCAGTCAGCGTTCTTTCGCGGCTCCGCACCACACACCCCCCATTTACGCTAAATCGCGGCACATTTCTTAAAATAACCTAAAAAACCAACCCAAAAAAATCCACGCCCCTTTTTCAAAAAACAAAATAGCATAAAAAGGTGTAATATCTTACGATGCCAGTATTACGCTACGAAAATGTACCAGTCTCTATGCCTCGACTTGATGTTGTAGGCAAACGCTACATCGCACCTGCAAGCAGCGTCTCGATAGCTCACAGCGCGAAATTAAACAGTCAAAGAACTCTTGCCCCAAATACTTTTCCAGAAATGAGAGTCGCTGGCAATACAGACACCAAGATTAACATGTCGTTTCTTCTGTGCAATAAGTTCGCCGCTAATACTTCTTCTCTTGATTCATACAATTTCGGATCTGGCGTTTTCGCGAATCTTACAGGCACAGGCAATACAGATCTTACAATCGGGGGCAGAATCTTCAGCGGATGTTATCTTGATCAATTATCTATTGATATTGCGCCATTTCAAGCCGTAACAATGTCAGCGTCTTTTACTTGCACCAATGCGCCTACAGGTTTAGCAATGATTTCGGGGCTAGCTACAGGAGAATCTGGCATGACCAGCAAATTCGCGTATGGTCATTTCGCAACAATTTCGGGGGCAGATAATTATTCAGATGATATTCACTCTAGTATTTCTTTCTCTCTTGATTTGAAAAGAACCTATTCTTATGCAATATCCAAGCGCAACGCCAACATTGTCTTTTTGGATGAAGCAACAAAGCAGCTACAAATCAAAGCAACAAACATAAAAACATTCATTAATGAGTCTGGAGCAAGTTCTTCTTTTTCTGTTGATTTAAAAAACGAATCTGGCGAATACGTTTTGCCTTCAGGAACATTGTCCGTTTCTTCTCGCGGAAGACTGACTGCCCAAAACCTCACAGTGTCACCACCAAATATTTTGATGGCAGATGTGACTATTGACGAAGCATTGGTATAAATAGGTGTAAACTATACAAATGCCTAAAAAAAGATTTAGTCAGTCGGACTCGGTTGAAATTCGCTTGAATCAATCCAGTAAAATAAAAATAAAGAAAAAGAACTTCAGACTAACCGCAAAACAAGTGCAGTTATTGGGGATGATACTCAACCCCGAAAACAAAATCATCTTTATATCTGGAGCGGCGGGAACTTCCAAGACATACATGGCTCTTTACGGTGCAATTGAAATGATGTCTGAAGACGTTGATAAGCAACTGATTTACATTCGCAGCATCATTGAAAGCGCTGATAAGGGACTTGGCAGTTTGCCAGGAGATATCGCTGAGAAATTCGATCCGTTCTTGATGCCACTCTATGACAAGTTGGAGGAAATCGTTGCACCACAAGATGTGGCGCATCTTAAAACAGTAGGAAGAATCAGTGCTGTGCCAATCAACTTTTTACGTGGCGCGAGTTGGACTAACAAGATTATCGTCGCAGACGAGTCGCAAAACTTTTCAGCCAAAGAACTTATTACTCTGATTACAAGAATTGGAGAAGGCTCGAAGATTATCATCTGTGGCGATCCAATGCAGAGCGATATAGGAAGAGCCAAGTCAGGCTTCATACCAATGCTCAACGCTTTCAATGATCAAGAAAGTAAACAACAAGGAATTCAAACATTCATGTTCAGCAAAGAAGATATTGTTCGCAGCGAAATCTTGAAATTCATTGTCAAAAAGCTAGAAGAAGTTGATTTTCATGTGTAAATAGATACAGCAGGGTTACACACAACGCTCGCAGCGAAATGCATAAAAAAAGGTGTATTCCCTGTCTCTTCGTGCCTATTTTTTTATTGAAAATACAGTAAAAAAACTCATTATTAATTATGAGCGTTATTTATTGTTCTGGGTGTGGAAAGAAACACGATTATAATTTTGCGAAACCGAATTTCTGTTCCACTTGTGGTGGTGCATTCGGAATGGCTAAACTAAAAAAAGTTAGTCAAGCTAA